GAGGTGGCTTAATGAATTGTCAATTATGTGGAAAGCGTGAGGACGAGAGAGCAATACAAGAGCAAGGGGAGTTTTCCCTTTGCTTGTCTTGTGCAGATGTTTATACAGATGATGAGTTAATAGATCAAATTAAATATCAGAACAATCCTACGGAGTTGGGTAGTGCTGAAGTAACTATATCTAAAAACTTTGGAAGAATTGTAGTTAGACATCATGAGGGTGATATTTTGCATTCTTGGATAGCACAAGGTAACGATTGGAATGATATTTTTAATTTAATCCACGAACTTAAAGGGAGGGCAAATGGATAAAATCTTACACGACATTATTGATACTTGTTTAAGGCTACATGAGTATCAAAGAAAACAAATAGCCATAATATTATTAGCATCAACTCTTGGAGATCTATCAAGGGTTGATACGGCAGAGTTAATTCTAAAACTTAAATCATCAATAGAGGGGGATAACTAATGGGTAAATTCAAAACACCAGAAGAAATTGAAAAGTATTGGACAGACATTTCAGCTAAGCATTTAGTGGGTAAGAAAGTTGTTGAAGTCCGTTATATCGACAACAAAGAAAAAGAACATTGGCATTGGTATAACAAAGGATTAGTTATTATTTTTGATGACGGCTCTTGGATTATGCCTATGTCAGATGACGAGGGTAATGATGCTGGGGCATTAGCCACTTCTTTTCCCGAACTTTTAACCATTCCCGTAATTTAAGGAGATAAATTATGTCAACATATTACAGACCAACCAAACCAATTAAACTCAGACACATCAAAGAAAACCTAGATTTAGAAGAAATAGGCTTTCAGGTTATTGATGATGACGAAGAAGATAAGCATTATTTTCTTTACGAGGGAAATTACATTCATTATGCAACCGACTCTAGAGGACTTGTTGTTGATGCTTTCCGTTATAACTCTAACAATGCAGATAAAGTTTTATCCGTTCTGGAGGAAGAATACGAAATGACTTGGATCTCCGAGTATGAAGATGAGTATGACGATCATGCAAGTGAAGAAACTTCCGTTATACATATAAACCTTTCAGACCTTATGGGAGAACAAGCATGAGTTGGTTAACCATAATAACAGCGTTAATAGTCTTTGGGACTCTTATAACATTTTCAGATGATGACGACAGGAGGAGATAATTCATTATGATTAAGATAGAAAAAAATGTGCCTATAACAAAAAATACGCAAGGCCGTCCTAGAAATACAGAAGTTACAAAATATGATGACGCCATTAATAGTATGGAAGTTGGAGATAGTTTTGAGGTCTGTTCTTTTAGGGAAATTACAAATGCAAGAAACAGTATTGGTTTTAATACTAAAAATAACTTTAGTTGCAGAGATAAAAGATTTACAACAAGAAAAACAGGAAACCATTTAAACATTTATAGAGTATGGAGGACTGCATGATTGTTCCAAGTAATAAACCAACTAAAGCCCCCAACATTCAAAAAGATCTAAATACTTATATCTACAAGAAAGTTTATGCAATGGACGGACCAGAACTCAGACTTTGCTTAATTGAGTTTATGAAGTATTGGTATGAGGGTTGGAGTAATAAAGAACTTTATGAATTATTAAAAAAGGAGACCGAAGATGAAATATGAAGTTAAATTTGGTATGGCAAGAGCATACTACACACCAGAATTGCATGAAAATACTAGAACTAAAATATTTAACAATAAAAATAAAGCAGAAGATTGTTTAGAAAGATTACAAAAATTTAGTTTTAAAGATTCAGTATTTTCTGAATTTAATCTTATAGCTTGGACAGAATTAAATAAATTAGAGGAGACCGAAGATGACAATACTAATACATAAAACAGAAGCATCAAGACTAGCCCATGAGGTTAGTAATTTGAATGTTAAAGAATTATGGGAGTTTGTAGATATGCTCAAAAAACTTGAAGATATTACTAATGTTTCTGGAAAGGGTAATTTTAACTTTTCAGCAGTTAAACAACGAATTGCATTTAACGAATATAAGGAGAACGAAGATGGAGATAGTTAAATGTGAAAATGGCGTTGGTGAGTGGGAAATATCCCCTCTTGGAGAAACTTTTGATACAAGGCAAGAAGCCGAGCAACAATTGAATGAATACAGCAAATTGATATGCGTACCAGCACCAATTTATATTGAGCATACTTGTCTGTTTGCAGATCAAATTATGCAAGATAGGTTGAATAGATCATACGAAGATTATCTTCTGGGTAATGACGATATTGGATATTCTTATACTGACGAGGGACAAGATATATTTAACGATATATTAGATGAAGTTGAGAGTTTCTTGGCTAAGTTTAATGTTGTTAATGGATCAAGATATGATCCTGAAGAGTCTTTAACTTGAACCACATCAAGTAAACAATTATAATCAATCAAGATTGAGTGGTTTAAAGGATAGCTTTCACTCCTTATGTTATTTGGAAGTTATCTTTCTCCCCCTTTATAAGCCACTCAATCACCTTTTTGGAGAGAGCAAGTGTTATTTACTATCTGCGTTATTCTTTTTATCCTCATCCTTTGTGCCGAGGACGGGAACAAGAGTTGAGTCATCCTCTGCTAATTGTCCTTCAATAGTTTGACCGAGAAGTTGTTGTAGTCTTTTCTCCACTTCTTCTCGGCTCATTTGATCTACAAGGCCATACTTAACTTCTTTACGATCAACAATTAATCCACCTATTTTCAACAAAGAGTTTTGAGCAGTTATTGCAGCGTTAAAAGATCCATGCTCTAAGGCTTTATCTCTAATATCATATAAATCTTGAACTGCCCTATCATAATTTAACTCATACTTCTTCTTCACCTCATTCATCAAATAGTTGTATTCACTTCGGACCAGAGGGTTCATCATAAGTTTGTTTGCTGCTTGGCGAGGATCTTTATAGCCAGATTTAGTTGCAGCGTCTACGAAAGACATTCTAGGATTATTAACGGAGTGCCAGATAAACAAGTGTTGCCTACGATTAAGGCGTTTATCTAAGTTGCAATATTCTATAGGGGGTTCGTCTGTAGCCTCAATGATAGGCTTGTATTCTAGATCTTGTTCTTGGGTTTGGTTTTTCATACCTAGATTGTATTAGCTATAAGTATTTATGTAAAACAGCAGACCAGCTTGCAGGACCAGATCCTGATGAGGAATTATAATACTAGACATCCCTACTAAATCTTATAGTATTTTCCTAGATTCTAAAACTTTGTTCCCGTCCCGTCAAGAATTATTTCATATTATTAGTAAGTTTCCCTTAATCTCCATGACAAAAATGAAAAAAATAAAATAATTGACAAAGCTTGTAACCGCAGGGGTTTCGGACGTCATGTATTTATGACAAAAATAAGACAATATTAATTCTTTGGAGTTTCTGGATCTAATTTAACATCAAACTCAGGAACAAAAGTAACGAGTCCAGATTGATCTACGTAATTAGATAAGATCTCATGCACATATCCCAAACTTAAATCTTCGTTGTCTGTAGAGTCTAATATAACGGAGAAAGCATAAGACATGAGAGTTAGACTTGTGTTAAGCCTACTTTCTCCCCTAAGTTCAAAATTATTAAGCATACTATCGCAGGAATCAATTATCTCACTAATACTAGGCTTACCTTTTTTCTTATTAATATCTACTATTTTTAAACTCATACCTCATCATATTAAATAATGAGAAGCTTGTCTTTAGTAAATCAATTACTTTTTAAGAAATTCGCAAAGCTCTTGCCAACCTTCAACTTGTTGTGCTAGGCGTTTGTTTTCTTCGGCAAGATCTTGTAATTCAATCCTACTTGACTTGCCAGGATTCATTAACTCAAAAGTAACTTGTTTTTTATCAACCTTTTCTTTTAAATGCTCTGTTAATCCAAGAAACTCTGAATTAGCAAAATCATCCTCTACCAAAAACAATGCTCTTACTAAATACATTACTTGCGTTTTTTAAGTTCTTTCATTCTTTGACGAATGATAATTTTTTTGATTGATTTGATGACTTTTTTAGTCTTGGCCTGTCTTTTGTTTAGATCTAAATCTTTATAAAATTTTCCTACTTGTATGATTTGTTGCCAAGTAGCAGAGCTTTTAACTCTGTTTGCTAAAGCAGATACAACCATCACATTATCTGGGGTGTAGCCTACATTATTATCAATTCTTTCTAATGTTGGGCAGCTTTCATCATCATCCCATCCATGAACCAATTTGATGCCCAATACAGGACAATGACTTGGTATAGAAATATTATCAATAGTTATATTAAACTCCCGACTATTAATCCTAGCCCTATTTCTTGCATGTTGAAGCATTTTTCTTTCAAAATAACCTGGATGAGTTCTTTTATAAGCGTTATAACAGATCTTACAGTCCCAGCGAAAAGGTGGAACTGTTTTAAGTTCTAATCTGTTATTAAAATATTTGGATGTTAAAGGTTTTACTTTTTGACAAACTTTACATTTTCTTGTTTCTTCAATCAATGTAACTCACTCCCATACTTAATAGCAAAGGCTAGTCTTATCCAGTCGTTGTCATTTAATATTTCGTGTATTTCTTTTAAAGGTAATTCAGATAGATCTACCCTGTAATTCTTGCTAAAAGTAACAATTAATTTATCTGCTATTTCCATGTGGCCAAAATCATTCATTTCTTTTAATTGAGATCCTAGTTGTAACATCATTTTTTTCTCCTATGATAAAGCAAGGGGTTTCCAACTTGACCCCCTTGAAGCCAAATGCCTATCTCTTGGACATACGGAGAGTAAGTAATAAGATAGTGTTGTATTATGAAGAATATTTTCCCTTTAGCTTACAAAGGGCTATCCATCATCTCTCTCTCTTGTTGTATTCTTCTACACTCATTTAAAGGATCTGAGCAGTTATAACCCGTAAACTCCTTAAAATACTTTGCGTAGTTTATAGATAACTCATGTAGATTCTTGTAACCATCCTCAACAGCATGATCAAAGGCATCTTGAGTATCCATGTATAGTTGTCCAGACTTAGACATATTTACCTCTCTTTTTAATTGTCTCCATTAAGTAGACATTTTATATAAAATAAGTTTATAATGCAAATGGAGGATTGATATGGATTTAAAAACACAAAACCAAGACATCATTAATGATGATAAATTAAATTACCTTATGGCCGATATGCAAAAGCTTATGCTTGAAATAGCCCATGAGATTTCAAAAAAAGGAGAGAAAGATGACGAACATAAAACTGCCTGAAACTTTAGAACAGGAAAATTATAAGGAGGTTGGAGATGCGATCTATTTTCCTAATATGGAGCATAACTTTTATCATATGTCGCCTGGTGTTTCTTCCTCAACCATCAGACGTTTTGGACAAAGCCAATTACATGCGTTACATGAAACAATTGAAGATAGTCACGCTCTTAGATTTGGGACAGCAGCCCATGCTTTAGTTGTTGAGGGCGAGAAAGCTTTTAATGAAACAGTTGCTTGTTTGACTGGATCTCCATATACAAATGCTAACAAATCTTTAAAACAAGATTATGAATCTAGAGGCCTAACTGTTATTTCTGCTTCAGACCGAGACAAAATATACGCTATGGATCGTGCTTTATTAAGCGAGGGTAAGAAACTTCTTAATCCAAGCGAGAATGAGTACCCAGATAGTTTTGTTTCGCCATACGAGGTTGCTGTTTTTTGGGAAGAAGATGGAGTTTTATTAAAAGTAAAATCAGATGTTATAAGACATCCAATTACTTCGCCATATTCTCCTAACACAATCAGCATTATAGATTATAAAACAACGCAAAGTTGTTCAATAGAATCTTTTACATCTTCAATTAGAAAATATCAATACGATCTACAGGCTTCTTGGTATAAACGAGGTTATGAGAAAGCTGGATTTAAAGTTGATAGTTTTATTTTTGTTGCCCAAGAAAAGAAAGAACCATTTGCAAGTAAGATTTTTACCATGAATGCAGATGATTTAGCTTCTGGTTGGGATCATTTAAGCAATTTAGTTAGTCAGTACAAAGATGTACTGAACGGAAAACAGGCGTCCGTTTATAATTCGCCTGATGTTGTAGAGGTAAATTTGAATGACGATAAAAGCTAGTGTACCCCCATTTGGTAATGATGAGGATGAGGTAATTGTTAATGAGGTAGATAATGTAAACCATCCTCCTCATTATAATAAAGGTGGAATGGAGGCAATTTCATACATCAAACAACAATTAGGATCTTCTTACTTTGCTTATTTAGAAGGATCGGTAATTAAATACATACATAGGCATAAATATAAAACTTCTAATATAGAAGATTTAAAAAAAGCATCTTGGTATTTAGATAAATTAATTAAGCATTACGAGGAATTGTAATGTTTGTTTTAGGAATGTTAACAGGATCTTTACTTACTATTTTAGGATTATGTTTAATAGCTTGGGTTTTTTTTAACGATTCGTATTAATGATTAAAGTTTTAGATGTATGTTCGGGAATCGGTGGATTCTCATTAGGATTAGAGGCAACAGGGTCTTTTGAAACTGTAGCATTTTGCGAAGTAGATAAGTTTTGTTGTAAAGTATTAAACAAACATTGGCCTAACGTGCCAATTTATGATGATTTAAAGGAATTAGGAAATGAACCAGAAAGAATTATTCAAGACTTCGACCTCCTCTGCGGAGGAATCCCCTGTCAACCCTTCAGTCAAGCGGGCAATCGCAAAGGAAAAGAAGACGACAGACACCTCTGGCCGTACGTGTTTGAAATTATTAAATCCAAGAAACCCACTTGGGTCATTATCGAAAACGTTGCTGGCTTCGTCAACATGGCACTCGATGATGTGTGTCTTGACTTGGAAACAGAAAATTACTCCACGCAACCGTATGTTATTCCAGCTTGCGGTATCGAAGCGCCCCATAGAAGAGACAGAGTCTGGATTATCGGAAAACTTATGGTTGACCCCAAGTGCGACAAACATATCGGAAAGGTCGGAGGAAGCCTTGAAGAAAAGGGAAAAGATGAGAAACGACATGGGGAGGAATACAGTTCCACCAGGATCTCTAGCGGAACAAGTGAAGTACGGCTATCCAACAACGGACATGAGGGAGGAGAAGTTATGGCCAACTCCGAGAGCATCGGAAAGAATGGCGTATGCAGAGAAACCAAGTCCGAGCATGATCAAGGGAACGCACGGATGGAATCTAAATGCAGCAGTAACGGACAGTCAAAGCAAAAACCCTCACAAGAAGTGGCCGACTCCGAAAGCGACAGATTACTTTCCAGGAATGGGGGATTACGTGACGGAAACGGAAACGGGTTACTCAGTAACGAGGAAAGGAACGGGCCAGAAGTTCGGGGCGAAGTTAGCGGACGCAGTAGATTACGAACAAAAGAAAATGTGGCCAACTCCGAATGCGAGGGACTGGAAAGACAGCATGAACTCAGTTCCACCAAGCGTGGGAAAAACGAGGGGTCACTCTCTGGGTCAGAAAGTAGCTTCAGTAGAGTTAGAGAAGAAAATGCTACCGACTCCAGCAGCGAGAGATTACAAAGGTCAGAACAGCATGAAACACTTGTTGGAGAAACCGAGACACCAAGGACAATTGCCCAATCGTTTAAAAATGATGGGAGTCAATGGGCAGTTGAACCCAACGTGGGTCGAGTGGCTGATGGGATACCCAATAGGGTGGACAGACTTAAATCACTCGGAAACGCAATAGTTCCTCAAATAATTTATCAAATAGGTGTTGCTATAGCAAAGGAGGATGCTAGTGCCTAAAACTTGGATCAAAGAAAAAATACAAAAGGTCAAAAAGAAAACATCTATTGGCGACTCAAGACTTAGCAGAGGAGCTGGAACTAATAAACGCAAGACTCGTAAAAAATATAGGGGTCAAGGCAAATGATTAATTATCCTTGTGGTTGGTTCGATGTTGAACAATTGCCAGGAGGATCAGGAGAAAGTAAAAATGACTGAATATTCAGATAAAGTAGAAGAGCAAAGAATCCGTTTAGATAAAGAACAACTAGACGGGCAAATAACTATGGTTGACATACGCAAAGGAAGAATCCAAACACGCTTTGCATCTGGTAGAGTGGTTACAGAATATCCTAGAGATAAACGCAAAAAAACAAAAATAGAATTTAGAAATTTTAGTAAATAAAAAAGGGGCTTTCGCCCCTTTAAATTACCAACCATTATCTTAGAAAGGAGGTTTATCTCCAGTAGATTGTGGTGATGGTGGAACCATGCTACTTGCAACATAACCATCTCTTGATAGTTTAGTTTTCATGCTAGTTCTTGCATTACCCTCTTTATCAGTCCAAGAGTCTTCAATTTGATACATCTTCAACTGAAGTTCTTTACCAACCATTTTATCAAAGGTTTCTGGGTATTGCTTAAAACCAACGGCCATATTTAATTGCGTAAATAAAGCGTTAGATAGTTTTTTGGTTTCAGGGTTTGGATGCCAAAGGTTATACCATTCAGTATGATCTCTGTACTTACCTCCATCAATTTGAAAAACTATTTTACAAGTCCAATTACCACTATTAGGAGATTTGTATTTCTCCACATCAATAATTTTGGCGTCATGCGTTCCCTCTGGTGCAGGATCTAAAGACCCAGAACTTTCAGGCATATCGGTTATAAAATCCACTCCTTCAAAATCACTCATTATTAGTACCTCCTGTACTTTGCATTTGTGGTGTTACATTAAAACCTAACTTAGTAATTAAAGAAGTTAGGTTTGGTTCTTCAAAAGGTTCAAGCTTTCCACTTCGATCTTTGGCAGTATGCCCTTGACCGATTTCAGTTTGTAGCCATCTTCTTTTGATTATTTTGCCGTCATCATCTTGATCTTCGATAACACGTAATGCTAATACCTCATCAAAGAAATAAGTGATAGATTGGCCTAGTTTAGTGCCAACCATTTTAGGTTCGTATTGCATGATACTGTCTACATTTTGTTTCTCCATTTTACAAACGAAGACAACGTGCATTTTTAAATCACGATACGCTCTCATAACATTAGTAACAGATTCTTGCACATTTCCATATGCTGCCCTCGGATCTTTGTTACGAGATTTTTCCCAACTTAATAATATTTCACTTATCTCTGATATAGAGTCCAAGCAAACAGTATCATATTGGAGTTCTCCTTTACTCAACGCTTCATGAATCTGCATAACTTCAGATGCCTCTTTAACCTCGATGGCATCAACGTTCTTACAGTCTTTGATTGAAAGTAAACCAGCCTCGGCACTTATAACCAAAATTTTTCCAGGTCCTGTCGAACAAAGGGTTGTTTTACCTGATCCAGCAGCGCCGTATACAAGTACCTTTGCACCCTGCTTATCTACTAGATCATCAGGGCTTACTATTCTATTTAATATGCTCATATTGTGAGTCCTCCTCTCGAAATTAAATATTGACATATTATACATAAAAAACCTACAATGTGTAAAATTTATTTTTTCGAGGGAGTAGATTGATTAACAAGGAAATAATTTGGCTGGCTAATTACTATTTTAGAGTCAAAACTATTGCATCCAGGGAACTCAAGAAACTCGAGGGCATTAACATACAACCACAATATAAGGATAGACAAGTGAAAAGATACACATTAAAACAATATATTGAATTTTTAGGGATGAAAAAAGCCGCTAATTTATTTGATATTTCGGAGGCGTCAATCAAAGCGTGGAGATACGGATATAGACAACCATCTATTACTCAAGCCAAGAAAATAATCAAGGCAACAGATGGTCGTTTGGATTTTGAATCTATCTACGGCGAGATGAAAGATATAGTTGAAGCATAATAAATGTTTCAACTCAATATCAGCGAGAATGATTCCTCATTAGATATAGCATTAGCTTACTTTAATGAGGGATTTAATGTAGTACCTCTTCAGAGATCCAATAAAAAACCACCATCTTTTTTAGGAGGGTGGGAACAATACAAAAACGAAAGGCCTAAAGAGTCTTTGGTTGAGAGTTGGTTCAAAGATAGAGATAATCTACAGGTCGCATTAGTTTGTGGGAAGTTTTTAGTAGTAGATGCAGACAGTCCTGAAAGTATGGGCTGGGTAGAAAAGAATTTACCTGTAACGCCTTTTAAGGTCATAACGGGCAAAGGTATGCACTACTATTATAACAACCCACAAAACTACACCACGTTCGCTACAAGGCGAACAAACGAAACTCCTATAGAAAGACTAATAGACATAAGAGGAGTGGGTGGCTTAATAATAGCCCCATACAATAGACATGCAAACGGCCAAGTTTACAGGCCTCAAATATTAACTGAATGGGATCTGCATGATTTTACAGATCTTCCAGATTTCACTGAGGAGGAGTGGCTCAAGGTTACGGGTGTTCCTAAAAACATAAGTAACAATGCAACAGCTCCATTTTCTTTGGAGGGTGTTAAAGAGGGTAGTAGAAATGATCAAGCAGCAAGGTTTGCAGGGTATTTAATTTCTAAAAACGTCAATATAGAATTTATAAGATTTTTTATGCAGTCTTGGAATAGGGAGAACAATCCACCACTCCCTCAATCTGAAATTAATATGGTGGTACAAAGCGTTAAACAAACACACGATAGAAAAAACGAACAAGCACCTTTATTTGTTCAAGCACAACATTCAATAGAAAGACCTGTAGATCTATTTAAACCACCAGGTTTATTAAAAGATATGTTTGAGTATTGCGAAAGTATTGCTCAAGTTCCCCAACCCGAACTATCTTTGGTTGCAGCCTTGTCTTTAGCAAGTGTTACTTGTGGCAGAATTTACAGAACCAACATGAACAACTTTTCGTCTTTGTTTTTTATGTGTATTGCTAAGTCGGGCCAAGGTAAAGAAAATATAAAAACATTTGTTGAACAAGTTTTAAATACTACTGAACATCAAAACTTGGTTGTCGGTGATGGTTATACATCAAGTGGTGCTGTTCATTCTGTTTTAAAAATGCGACCTACTCAAATTACTATTATGGATGAGTTTGGTAAGCGATTAGAAGCCATTAGTAATCAAAGCAATACAAACAAAGAAGACGGCATACAAACTTTAATGGAAGCCTGGGGCCGATGTCACGGTACTTTAAGGCCTGATAATTATTCATTAATGAATGTCCAAGAACAATACAAAGAACAAATGATGAGTAGAGTTACTCACAAACCAGCTATAACTATGGTTGGATTGTCTGTGCCTAAAAACTTTTACAAGGCTTTAAATGGAGGAAGAATAGCAGACGGGTTTTTAAATAGATTTATGGTGATAGAGTCCAAAGAGCCAAGGCGTGTTGCAGCTTTAAAAAAGTTTACTAGAGCCCCTATAACGATTACTAATTGGGTTAACTATATTAGAAGATATAGAAATGAAACAGATGATGTTATGCGTGATAATGCAGAAATGGATCTAAAACAAATAGTTCTAGACTTTGATCAAGAGTCGGAAGAACTATTACAAGATTTTGCAAGAGAGATTGTTAAAAGACAAGACATATTAGAGAAAGATAATTTAGAGCCATTACTGTCTAGATCTAGAGAAAAGGCCATGAGGCTTTCTTTGTTGTGCACATTAGCCTCATCACCAGATGCAAAAAAAATTACAGGAGACATTACTAAGTGGGCGATAGATTATGTTAGATATTATGATTTATTGTTTATAGAGGCATGTAGAGACAAGGTTGCAAGTAGTGCAACAGAATCTAAAATAAAACAAGTTTTATCTTTTATAAGGTCAAGAGGACAGGAGGGAATATCTAAAAGAGAGGTTGACAGGCATGAATTATTTAGAAGCATGAAGTCATACGAGGTTAAAGAAATAATAGAACGATTAATAAACGCTGGAGAAATCCAGGAAATTGAAATTAAAGTAGGAGGTAAAGGCAGACCAACCAAAAGATTTGTTGCTGTAGATCCTACATATTTTGAGGAATGATTATGAAAACACCTAGTTTAGAAACACATAACGATCAAAAAAGAGAAGAAAGAGTAGCGGGATTTTTAGAAGGCTTATGGGGGGTATCTTGTTTTAAGTTACCCACAACTTATTCACTAGATTATTGGATTGAGTCAAAAGATAAATGTTATTGGTGCGAAGTTAAATGTCGCACTTTTGAGTATGACAAGTATGACACTTTAATATTATCTACTAATAAACTTAGGAAAGGATCTTCGTTTGCATTAGCAACAGGAGTTCCTTTTATTATTGTGTATGCAATGACTGATGGCATCTATATGCACGAATGGAAAAAAGATTTTGTTTATGATGTAAGAATGAATGTAAACGAAACTCCTACTTATGATGAAGATAACGAGCCTTACATACACATACCTTTAGAAGATTGGATTTGTTTATCAGACAAACCATTGGGTATGGACAGAAATGAAATAGGTTATTAAAACTCTACTGCGTTATGTTTGATTGAGTTTAACAAAACTTTGCCATCAAACATTTCGCATATTTTTCTAACAATAGGTTCTTTATAAATAGGATGGGAGTTATATAGTTCTTGTCTTTTAATCCAAGCTTGTTGTTCTTTACTAAGGTTGGTTGTTGGTGCGTACTTTCTCATTAAACTATTCTTCTTCCTCCAGACAATTTTTCAGCAAAATCAATTCTTGCTGGATCTAAACCTCTAACATTTTTTACTTCTGGATATTCTATAGGGCTTTGAGTGATAAGGTTTTGTGATTGTTGTTGCAATTGATTTCTAGCGTCATCAGTAGCCTCTATAACTTCTCCTACAGTACCTTTAATTTGCTGTGCTGCATCTGAAGTGTTTACATAATTTTGAGCCTCAGAAACTGTATCTCCTAAAATTCCTGAAAGAATGTTACCACTTTCGGTAAAGCCTTCTCCCACCAATCTTATTCCCTCTTGTCTTGCGGCTTTCTCAAAAGCGTCAATTACTTGCATGATTGAGCCTTGGTCTGTTTTAGTCATTAATTTTACAAGTCCAGGCCTACTAAAAACATTTCTAACAATTGCCAAACCAGCAACGACAGGCAACATTTGTATGTTTAAAGCATTTACAGCAATACCTGCAGCAATCAAAGTACCAGCAGCTCCACCTCTACCAACTTCTCCAAATGTCATAACATCAATAGATTTTTGAAATGATCTTAATCCTTGAGCAACATCCTTGCCAAACATAGCTTGAAGAGAAGGATCACCATAACTATCTAAAACAGACTTTAACTGAGCTGGTTTAAATAGATCTGTAATTTTTCCATTACCGCCTTGATCAACAGATTTTTTAAGGAGCTTGGCCATAGCAGAATTTTGCACACTCTTAAATACTTCTGGGCTAACTGTTTCTTTTAATAAATTAATATTAGAAGCGTTACCTGGTCTAAAAATTTTAGTAACAGTTTCATCTAAACTAACATTAGGTAAGTCTGCTATTGCTCTATTAGATTCAAATCTTAATGTTTCGGCAGACGCTTCTGCTTGTTCTCTAAGACCTCTTATAAAATTTAAACCTGGTTGTGATTCTGCTAAACCTCTACCACTTAACTTCATCTTGTTTATTTCTTTATAAACATCCATAGGTTTTAATCTTGGATTTAATTTATTAATTTGGTTTAAGGTGTCTAAAACAACTTGACCTTTACCATTAAATAATACCTCTAGTTTATTTGGATATTTATTTTTAAACTTGTTAAAAGATCTTGCAAAAGCACTAAAGTCTAACGCTTGAGTGCCGTCTTGAGTGGCTTCTTGAAAAGCGTCTTGAAACATTCTTCTTTGAAGGTTTCTTCTTAACATTCCTTCTGTATCAGATGCTCTTTCTCCAGATTTTAATATTTCATTTTTATAACCATCATATTCTCTAGCTGCTCTAAAAATGTTAGATAAATCTTTATCGGTACCACCTAAAATTGCTCTATCATAAATTTGATACTCGTCCCAAGAATTAAGAACCTTTCCACTATGAACTATTTGTTTCATTTTGCTGCTATCATAAACTTCCATTCTTTTTGCAAAAGTTTCATTAGCTTCTCTTAGTCCTTTTACAGCAGTATCTAAACGTTCCAACTCAAGCCTTGTTGGTTTTGTTCTTAAAGCTTCATCCATCATGCTGACATAATGCGGGTTGCCTGCATTATCAACAAGCATTTTTATATCTCCATTAGAAGACGCAACTATTTCATCTGCATCAAATGCTTCTTTATTAAAGTCAGGGTTTTCTCTTGCTACATTACTAGATCTAGCAGATGTATTAAGAGAGCCATCTGGATTAAGAATATCATCTGCCCAAGGTCTACCAGTAGCAGGATTTAACTTAGCCATAAATTTTTTAGGATCCTGGAAATCAGTCATAATACTATCGTAGTATTTTGGATCTGTACCAGCTCCTCCATTATCTAATTTTTTAATAATTTTTCTTACTAAAGTTGATGTGTAAGTATCAATTCCCTTTTCTTCTAAAAGTTTTCTTAACTGAGAATGATCGTTTCTTATTTGTTGTAAAGTTATTCGATCTCTACTTTTCATCATTTTGATCATAGGTTCAATAACTCTGATAGCTTCTTGCGAACTTTCTTTTTCGGCTTGAGTTTTAAGCGAAGAGCCTAGAGGTATATTGGTTGTTTCTTTAAAGTCAGCAATCATTCTTTCTATTTCAGGAATCCTGTGTTGTTTAATGTTTGCTTGTATTAAATTATCTATTCTAGGGTGTAACGTCCTAAAAACTTCATCAACTGCTCTATATCTTTCGTTAGCAGATTTGCTAATAAAATCGTCAGCTTGTTGTAACACGTTTCTAATTTGACCAGCAACTGCTTGACTTGCGGGAGCATCACCATATAGATTTATATCAAGTATGTCTTCGCTCATGTTATTAAATAACTTTTCTAAGTCTTTTGTAACTTTATCTTCGGCTTCTACTAATTTTGTTAACTTGCCTCTAACTTGAGCATCAAGACCTTCTTTGGTTGCTTCGCTTAAATAGCTTTGTAAAGAAGCTCTTTCTAAACCAATATCTTTTAACATATAGTCAAGCTCTTCGTACAGATAACCGCCTGTCATTTTATCTCTCTTACTGCCCAAAACTTGTTCTGCTACAGCCTGACTTCTACCAACCAAAGGTCTTGTTAAAGCTGTTTGCGAAGGAACACCTTTAAACGCATGTATCTTTACTTTGCCTTCTTTTACAGCTTTGCGTATTTCTTTTTCAGTTGCTTCTCTGCCATAACTTTGATCTAGTTTTCTAATATCGCTCCAAGACCTACCATTTACTATTTGATTGTATTGTCTAAGATCGGTTGTGCCTCTTTTTCCTAAAAGCAATTTATACCCAGCACCAAAAGCTTCACCCAAGCCTTGTCCTGCAAAACCAAATAAAAACTCATTACCTAAGTTTGTGGCTTCCTCTGTTGTGGTTTTTAAATTAAATCCTTGTAAGGCATCTGCAAATTCTTCAGTACCTTCACCAAACATACTGCCAAATGCTGCAGCCAACATTCTTTCCATTCTTGGTCTTCCACCCAAAAGTCTAGTTAAACCAAGAACACCTCTTACTCGAGGATCCATACCAATTACAGCCCCTAGAACTGGTCCGAGGGCTCCTGTCATGTCTGAAAGATCCCCTGTTTTTAAATTAAAAGATCTTTCATCAATAATTGTATGTTGGGGAATAACATCACCATTAGAAAGCTCAACACTTTTAACCCTATCGCCATATCCTAATGCTTCCATTCCCTCTGGTGTAATTGCAAGTTGGCCTTTAGAGTTTCTAACATAATGACCGTTTAAAATATTACCTTGATAACCATCAAGCACTCTATCAAATTCTTCAAAAGGGTTTTTTCTACTAGGAAGTATTTCAGCTCTAGCTAACAATCTTCTTAACTGTTTGTCTGGAACACCACTATCGTAGTCAAACATTATTTTATCTACATAAGGCGCAGCTACAGTTTCAGCTAAACTAGATTTTACAATCTTAACAGCGTCTTCTGGAGAGTTAGCTTCAACACCTTGAATGTTGCCTGGCGTAATTTCAATATTATATCTAGGCATTAGTCAGATATTTTTTGACCAGACAAGTTATAAACTGGAGCACCTGCATAAGATACACCAGCGCCAGATGTAAAGTTTTCATTAGTTAAGTTTGATCTGTAAGTTTTTCTGTCAAAGTTTATTAATTGCTCTAATACATCTGTTTCTGTTTGAGCAGACCCTGGCACTTTATCGTACTCTTTCAAAAGTCCCAAAAGAGTTCTGCCTTTATTTCTGTATGACTCTAAGTTTTTCAAAGAGTCTTCTCGAGCAAGTTGTAATGATTTTAATGTTTCTGCTGGATTGGTAAAGACGGTAATTTTACCCATAATTCTATCAACAATATCTCTATCAATATTAGAAATGGTTTTACCAGTTTCATTTAATATGTCTTTAATGTTTTTCTGAGATACAACCGTCATTAGTTTTTCAAACTGAACTCTTGGAGGTAATTTATCAAACGATTCTGGAGTTTCATTTGCCGCAGCTAAGAAAGCATCAACTTGAGTTGTTAATTTTCCTACAAAACCTCTCCAACCTTTAATTTCAGGATCGTTGGTTAATTCTATTAATCGATCAATAAGAGCTAAGTTTTGAGATGTGTTTTTAAAATCAGTAACAGCTTGATCAACTTCTAAAGATCTATCTGTAAGAGTGTTTTTTTCCCTAAGACTTAATGGTTTGTTTAGATCGGCTTTCGCTTTTGCTATTTCTTTAGCAATAGCTGTTTGATATGCTCTTGTATCTGCTTTTTCTTTAGCCTCTTCTGCCAAATTAAGTGCTGATAAAGTTTGAGCTCCACCTTGTAATAGATCTAATGTATTTTTAACATTAGGAACTGCACTAATTTTTTGGAATATATCTGCTAAAGAAGCCCCCATATCCATACCTTCTTTTGGTAATGTAGTGGGTGTGGTTGATTTTGTTGTAATCGTTTCTGTAGTTCCGCCTGTAGGCGCAGGAGTCGGTGCAGGAGTCGGTGAAGGTGTAGGCGAGCCACTTGTAAATTCTGTTGCTTGGTTCATTACATCTGCTAAAGCTTTCCCTCCAACCCTTTCTTCATCACCACCTGTTAAAACTTCTTTACCATCTCCGTCTAGTTTACCAGGCTCATCTACACTTGGTTCTTCAGGCGTAGTACCTTCTTTTTTAGCTTTTTCAGCTTGTTTTCTATTGTATTCTTCTAAAAATCCTACAGGTTTATCTTCTTCTAATTTATCTAAATCAGATGTTAATGCGTTTGGATCAATAAGTTTTAGTATTCTGTTTATAACAGTATCTTCATCCCTATCAAATGATGCTGGTAATTTTGCATCATCAATACTTGTTTCGGGAGGAACAAACCCTCTTGCTTTTGCATCCGCTAAAGCTCTTTGATTAATTTCAATATCTGATGCTGGCGAAGCAATTTTACTTAAAGAATATCTAGCTCTGTCTTCTCTAGAAGGAATGAGTCCAGTATCGTCTTTCATTCTCAAACCACTTATTCCTAGTTTGACATCATCATCAGCCGATTTAAGATCTAGAGTTCCCCCCAGATTACCTGTTAGTTCTCCAAGAGTTCCTGTAAGCGTTCTTGCGTACGGTTCTAAAAATCTTAAAGCACCCAATCCCATATCAATTACACCTGTTCCTAAATCTCTAGGTTCTGTAAGACCAATTCTGCTTGGGTTAACATCATAAAAAGGTTCATCAAATTTTCTAAATTTATCTAATTGATTTTTAACAAGCTTACCTTTTATGAGGGTATCGTCCCCCATAATCGTATACAAGTTAAAACCTTTAAGAGTTAAATTATTAACAAAATCGTCATCAGCCGTATAAAGTTGATCTGTTTTTGAGTCGTAAATTTCATTAGGTTTAAGCAACTCATAATTACCAGCTCGAATAAGTTTTCTTCTTTGACCCATACTCAAAGGAGGTGGAACTGGAATAGAGGGATTTATGTCTAATATGTTTGGATTAAGAGCATCGCTGTTTGATTGCAACCCTTGTAAAAACATTTGCCTGTTTAAAACTTCGCTCATTATGTAGTTCCAGGATAAGCATTTTTGTATAAACCACCATACACACTCATAGCTCCTTGCATTCCAGCAGCTAATGGATCAACTGGCAATCCATAACTTCCTGTAATTTGTGAAGAACCTGCTTGATATTGAGGCATTAATCCAGCAATACCAGAAAGCGTTTGTAAAGGTCTGTTTTGTTGAGCAGTCTGTTGAGCAAACTGTCTTTGGTATCTAGTGTCTTGTATATTTCTAGGAATAGAACCTAAGTTCATAAGTTCTTGTCTTTGTGCTTGACCTAGTTGTTGACCATAACCTCCAAGCTGACCTAATTGACCTCCGTATCCAGCTAACTGTTGACCTAAACCTGCAGCAGTTGCTCCTCTTTGTTGACCAATTCCCATTAATCCAGACGCATATCTTCCACGACCAGCTTCTTCGCCTTGGCCATAACCAGCTAAAGTTGAGGCTAGTCCTGTTTCAGCACCAAAACGTTGACCAGATAATCCTGATAATCCACTTGCTGCTTGTCTTCTAGCATCTAGTTGTCTTTGGAACTCACCCATTCCTAATTGTTGAGCTTGACCAAAACCCCCTGCTCTAATATTTGCCAACATACTTCCTAATCCTTTGCCGAATGCTTCTTGTCTTTCGCCAGCACTAAGCCTGGCTCTTGAGCCAAAAGCAGATTCGCCACCTTGAGCAATATCTGAAGCACGTTGTCCAATATTTTGCATTTCATTTGCTTTTATTGCATCTTGAATTGTTTGTTGTACTACTTGCTCTTCAAATGGATTATAAAATTGATCGGTCAAGCCTTGATCATAACCACCTAATGTTTGTCTCATTAAACCTTCTGACTCTAATAATCTATTATCATAATCACGAACAGCATCTCTAGATAATCCTCTTGCTTCAGATAAAGATCCTAACAAAGAAGTTACACCTTGACCTATTTCTCCTGTCGCAGCCGTTAAAAATGGATCTTGTAAAGTTTCAGCTCTTCTTGCTTGATCTATAGCTTGATTAATTAAATTTTGATTTTGTGTTAAAAATGGTTGATACGCACCAATACCAGCTTGAGCCCCAGACAAAGCTAAATTTTCTAAATTTCCTAATCCAGCTGTTTGTTGTAAGGGAACATCTTGGCCTATTAAATTTGACCCAGCTTGTTGTATTTGGTTTAAAAGTCCTGGAGATCCAGCAGACCCAAAATATAAATCTTTTAATAAAGGATCTTGTACAACTTCACTAGTGCCTTGTCCTAAAAGAATAGGTTCTTGTGCAGCAGCACGGGTATATTCTCCAGAAAAAGCTTTTCTTAAATCATCAAGTACAGACATTAGCCATACCTCGCAAAAGTTTCCATTAGTGTTGTCATATTATCAGTTCCTTTTTCTCTACTTGCTTCTCCTGTTGGTAATAACATAATACCACCATCTTGTTCGGCCACATCAAATGCCCCAGCGCCTCTTGTTGCTTTAGCAGTCATAACAAATTCTCCATCACTTAACATGGCTGGTATATCATCCGAAGTTCCTGTTCCAGGACCTTCAGACTCACCACCAAAACGCATGTCTAAAACTTGTCCACCATGTGCATAGGCTTGAATAATACCACCATTAGCAGCACCTCTTATAAATTTTTCTGGCATAGGAGTTCCAACGGGAGCACTAGGCATAAATGGAGCATTACCACGATTAGAAAAACTATTGGCTGTTATCCCCACATCAAATCCACCACCAGGATTGTAAACTGCTTGTTGAGCTAAATCTGGTCGTAAAGATTTTCTTATGTCTTCCATACCACCAGATTGTCTAATGGCTGCATCTCTAGTAATTTTTCCGTAACCCAAGGCAAGCGCTAATAGTTTTGGATCTATTGTCGGCGCTTGTAAAAGATTTCCATCCTCATCATACTTTCCTTTAAAAGTTCCTGTAACTCCACCAACTAGTCCTTTTGCTTTGTCTTCTATACCTTTAATAAAATCTGGTGTTTTAAATCCAAAGAAACTACCACCACCATCATTTGTTGAAGTTGATGTTTCTGAAGTTCTTTGAAATCCACTCTGATTGTTATACATTTGATACGCTTGATCTGGCGTATAATATTGGCCATCTTTAAGAGATCTAAAGTATTGAACTCCATTTTCTGTTATAGAATCATTTGGATCAAAATTTTGTTGAAGCCAACTTGTAGCATCATCTTGTCCTCTTGAAGCAGGCATCATTTGGCCTTCCATACCAGTACCACCAACAGCATTCATAATACCTGTACCACTTAAAGGATTAGCTAAACTAGATGCTGAGTCAATAAATTGACCACCATAACTATCAGCACCTACGTTTTGAAAAATACCACCATACCCAGCTTTTTGGTCTGCAGCTACTTGTTCTGAAATATTAGCCAAATATTCTTTAGGAGCATCCATAAAAGAGCCTACATTAGCTTTTAAAGCTTCTGAAACATTACTTAAACTTGTAATTCCTGTACCAGCTTTTATATTAGCTAAAGCACCCTTATCTCCAAATACTTTTTGAGAACCACCTGCGCCCAAAGTTAAAACATCAAAAAATGTTCCCTCACCTTTCACAATATTATTTAAAGCGTTACCTTTGTTATACACAACAGCAAATGGTTGCCAAGGCCCTGGAATAACTGCTGCTATAGGAGCTATTTTTTTAACTGCTTTTTTAAGAGACTTAGCTGTTTTTTTAAGCCACCCAAATTCAGGTTGACCTGAAACGGGATTAATGCTCATGTGAGGACCGACAATATATTTATCAGGGTCTAATCCTGCGGCTACCATTTCTTTACTAAGTCTAGCTTGAGTATCAGAGCTTATTACAGGTGGTACAACTCTTTCTCCTGGAGCAACGTGTGCTAAGAACTTATCTTCGGCTCTACCCAAGCTTGCTAAACCTTTTCCTGAATTATCAATAACCATAATTAAATTTCATCTTTTTGTTCTTTACATGTTAACCAAAAAACCAATAAATAGCGATCACCACTTTCTATTGGTAAGCCTCTGTGCATATGTGTAAAACTAGGAAATATTAAAGCATTTCCTGTGGGAATAGGTTTAACAATACCTCGATTTAAAAATTCTGTACCCCCACCTTTGTATTCTCCTGTATTTAAAGGAACAACTATACTAATATCTGCATCCGCATCATGATGCCAAGCACCTTGTTTTTTATCTTTTAGATTATAATTTGCTATCTGAATACCGCCACCAGTTACATGACGATTCCAAATACTTAACAAAATAGGATTAACTACTGAATAAATTATTTGGAACAAAGAATTATATATATCTAGACAACACTCTTGTAATACTATTTCTGGTATTTGTCTTAACTCATCCTCATCTGGATTAGGTTTAAAACCATAAAAAGATTCTAAATTTTTCATTTCATCTATTAGTAATTTACAAAATGTTTCAGAAAACAAAGGTACTGTATACACGTCTTTAACTGTTTCTTTAATAATATTTTGAATTGGAGATGGTTGAGGATCTTCAGCACCAATTGAATTGTAAAATTTTAATAGGCTCGGAATAGATAATTTTGCTTTATCTAAAGTTTCTTTATCAACAAACCAATCGTTAGGATAAGCCAAAAGAAGATTCTTTAGCTGATATTCTTGTTCTAATTTTTCTGCAAGCATATCTTGTTCCATATGTTATCTTATTACTTTACAAGGTTATTGTAATATTTCCGTTTGTTTTTACCGAAATACTACCGACTAAACCTTGGGCTTCGTATCCTTGAGGATTGGCGGGTGTTCCTAAATCTAAAAAATTATGCCCGTTATATACTTGCAACACTTCGGTTGTAGTATTAAAGATTAGCGTGCCAATATTAAAGTTTAATTTGTCACGTTCAGTAGTTGATAACTGCAAAGTATTATCAGGGTCTACTGACCCTAAGTTTATCTCTAAAATACGTACAAGTCTATTAAAAACATCAACAGAAGTTGTATCTCCATAAGCTAACGGAAGTTGAGTTTGCAGTATTTTGCTCATCTCTTGCCGTCTGTTTTTACATCTAGCCTAGTTGCCCCCAATCTCCAACCAACACTCAAGTTTCCACTTGTGTCATCATCATCTGACTCAACCCTTAAAACAGCTTGTCGGCCTCTTGCCCTAATATTACTTTGTTGTGTTGTAGAACCAATCGAGCTAGTTGCTCTTGTTGTTAAAGAATCGCCTGGAAAGTTTCTTGTTTTAACAACAATATTAACTTTTCCACCACCAGAGTTAGATAAAAATTTAAAATCAGGAATAACTCTTCTAATAAAACTAAACTTATCTCCATCGCCTATATCAAAGTCTGAACTTTCAATAAATACATTTGTCATCGGCGAGCCATCATCGTCAAAACCTACTTCTTGTTGATAAAGATAGCCGCTACTTACAGCTCTAGGAAAGTTTTCAATACCAGAATCTAACCACGCTGTTCTGCTTAAAGAACCATACACCCAAGTTTGTTCTGCATAATTGTAAATAACATACCTATCAATTTCTCTAGAATCTGCTGAACAGTAGAACCAACCCACTTCATTTTTATCAGTAATGGTAAAAGCGTTAATTTTAAAAGACTGAGTTAGGTTAATATCGGAAAAAACATAATTATGCACGCTGCAAGGTAGCGATTGAACTGTACCATTGTAAGCGTAAAAATTATTGTAGCTCATCCAAAATACAGCAGAAGGAGCTGTTACAGATGCTTTAGGCCCTATTAAACCTGTTCCTTCGTTAATTAAATTAACAGCAAAAGTAAACGGAGGTCCGACAAACTGCATGCTGTACAAAGCAGTATCAGTCCAAACTAATATTTCTTGACGAGATTTATTAGCTCCAATAATAGAAGATCCAGAAGATAGCCTTAAAGAACCAGCAGTATTAGTAATTAAAGGTTCAAACTGTAATTCATTTTCTTGGTCGGAAAATGCAATTAGCATGGGGTCAATTGTTCCAGACCTAGAACTACCGCTAATAGGATCAGCGCCCAAAACAATTAAATGCCTATCTTTTTCAGAAGCAATAACCTGTATGCCTTTGGTTGGAACAAGGTTAGCACCAGATATTCCAGAAAGTGCAACAGCTCTAGTGGAAACGCCATCGTTTTCTACCCACTTATAAATACCACCATTTCTAGCATTAATAATTAAATTTTCGCCAAAATGGTCATGCGACCATAATCTTAGCTGGTTTGTTCCTGCCAAAGCTGTAAGAGAACCAAAAGTTCCCTCGCCCCAAGATCCTGCTCCCCATCCTGTAGATGGAACATAATCATCTAAACCTACATTTATTTGGTAAACGCCGTCTACCCCTGCTCCGCCATTACCAGAATCGCTTGCATTTGCAGTAACGGTATCGCCAGAAGTATCTTTGGCTATAAAAGTGTAAGTATTGTCAGATGGTACTGTTGCTATTTGATATTCTTGATTTAAAACATCTGCTGTAATTAAACCTCCCAAAGAGGATGCACCAGATATTGTTACAAAATCGTTTTGGACTGCACCATGAGATGAATCTGTGGCTGTTATAATTGAACTGCCGTTAGTAGCAGAAAAAGTAATGCCGTTCGTTGTTGTTGCTCTGATAGGTGTAACATCGTAAAAAACATTACCTTCTTGTATGTAATATTTCCAAGTTGTTCCTAAACCTAGTAATTTTTGCCCACCCAAAGAAACCCAAGCGTGCAAAGCCCTGCAAGTTCCTAAAAAAGATTCAGTTGTATTTTTAACCCAGCCACCAAACTTTTCAGGCAATCCTTTTCTAAACCTTACAAGATTAACATCAAACCAACCGCCCTCATTGCTGTAGTCAGTACCTTCTCTGTTTATCCCTGGTTTAAATAATGTTTTTTGTAAAGCCATTTTATATATGTTCCCAAGGCTTACCCTCAAACATTAATCCTTCCGCCTCTCTTCTTCTTGTAAGACCAGCTAAAACTTTGCCTTTTGCTTTATTCCATCTTTTCATTTGAGCGGGAACTTCATCGTATTTTCCTTCATTTAAAACTCTAAGCATACTAGATTTTTTAAGATTGTTTGGACCTAAGTTGTATGTCCAAGAAACCAAAGAATCAAATTGGGATTGATTCATCGGAACAGTTACCAATGAATTAACATAATGTTCATACTCGTCATCAAGCTCACGCCATAACATAAAGTCTGCTTTTTCTTCAGTCCACTTATCACCTTCTTGTACATCTTTGGTATGGCCATATCCTATAGTCCAAACCCCCGCAGCACATTTATATGCCTCAAGCTCACAGCCTTCAAATTTTTTGATAAGCTCGAAGCCTTCGTCTGAAGTGTGCATTAATTTCCCAATACTATTGTTACAAAAGCGATTAACAAAGTTCCTATAAAACCGAAAGTTCCAAACATTGCTATTCTTAGGGTTTTGTTTAAATCGTTCATTTCTTGCTTTATCTCTGCTGTTTCTCGAAATATAGTTTTCCATCTTTCCTCACATTTTGCTTCATGAGATTTTAAATCTGATGCAACAGATTGAACTGTAGTTCTATTCGCCATCTTTTTTATCACCCGAGTTGGAAGCTCCAAAATAAAACGATATAACTGCTGACGCTAATCCTCCTAAATATCCAAGCACTAAGTTAATTAAAGCTTCTGAATTTTGTTCAGGTGGTTGCAAGGTAACTAAAAATATATAACCCATAAATCCACCAACAACAGCAATACCCATAATTCTAGCTGTCCAGTCTTTGTTAAAAGTTTTTCTAGCGTCTTGTTTTTCTACTGTTTCTAGTCTAAATATATCTACATCTAACTCTCTCATTTGAAGCTCAAAATCTTGCTCAGCTTTTTTGAGTTGAAGCATTTGTTCTGGAGTAGCTTCTTGAATGGCTTTGTTGATAGACTTTGGATCTGCTTGACAACCAAGCACGCCAGCAATAACAGATGCTGCTTGACCGCCTAACGGCCCGCCTAATGCTGCTCCTAAAGTTGGAGCAAGCGCTCCTACTACATTTTTAATTAAACCAAATTTCATAATTACCCCGCTAATGGATTTTTATTTTCTAATTTACTTTCTAATTTAGTAATTTCTTTATCAAGAGATTGTAAATCAGCTTTAATAGTAGCTATATCTGTTTTTATTTCAGTTACATCTGGAACAGAAATACCATCTATTTGCTTTTCTAAAAATTGTACTGATGTTTCGATAGATGCAAAACGCTCTTCAATAACTTTTTGTTTTTGTTCGGTATCACCTATACCGCCTATTTG